ACTCAATTTGTTAGAGCTTCCACTGACATACACTTTATATTCCGGAATTCGTTGCATTGGTATTGATCGTCCGGTTAATATGCCAACATACATACTATGTTCATTCAGAAGATTGATGAATGCTGGTGATGTGGATATAGTAATTGGAGGTCTCAATGCATTAAATAAGCTAGATTTAACAGTTGATGCCAATGTCAAATGTGATTCTAAAATTGATACAACGTTTGCTTTAATTGCTCTGGCCATCAGTTTTGGTTCTGTGTTTGCATTGTTAATTGTTGTTAATACTGATAGTATTTGTTTAAGCATATCCACTTTGGCTCTTAATGCACTTGTTGTATCGTCTTCTTCAGTGATTTCTCTAATTGTACGTGCTGTACATATGTATTCATGTCCTTGAATAATAGAAACAGGTACTAATTTGTGTGACGCTTCTTTATTATTCCATCTAACATCACTAATGAAGATACCGTCTATGGGATGTGTTTCAAATGTCGACATCGCTCGCCAAACTTCAATTGTTGCCAAATTAAATATTTTGAAATCTTCCTGTGTTACATCTCTTGCTGCAAGTGACTCAGCTATTGGTTTAATTTTGTCCAATATATGTTTACATTTTACTTGTAGTATACTTGAGTCACGCATTATATCTGCTGGTGATGTTATTGCTTCTCCTGTGAATACAGGTAATTGAGGATTGATTGTGTGGTGGAACACAGTCAATAGTCTGTTAGATAATGAATGTGTAACATCAAATGGTAACAACTTGAATTTGCTTTGTTTGACAGAGAACAATTCATTAACTACTGTCATATTTCTTCTTTTACGATCTGATTCAAGCCATAACTGTGGCATATTGCTCATTCCACAAACATTTTTGGACATTTTGAGTCTGGAATTCAAATCACCTGTGTTGCATTCTATTATCAATTGTTGCAACAATGAAAAATAAACAGTGTTTAATGAAATCCTGTTTTTGATTTTCCCTTCTTTCACATAGGTCAGCATTTTTGAACTATTCAAAATCGCCGTTGTAGCAATCAATTGAGATAATAAATTTCCTGTTGCATCTGACAAATTTTCAGTTTCCAGATAATCAATGCTAAACGTTTTGGCGCTCAATGTAGGATCCATGGCATATGCTGCACCTCTTGATGCTGCAGAAGCTGTCTTAAGCTTCCTGCCTATGTCCAGTTTTGCACTTGTTTGTCTCACCATTGTTGACAGAAAACTTTCCACTTTAAAAATTTCTCCTGCTTTCGTAGTAGCAACTGTTGATGTATGTGTTAACATTGTCAATTTCTGGAGCAAACTTCCTGATGTGTTTGCATTGTTTTGTTCTTGTATTGTATATTGTTTAACACCTGCCAACTGTGTTAAAATTTCCTGACGCAATAATGCATTTTTTGGTAGTCTACTAATACATCTTGGGAAAGGAATGCTAATTTTATCCCAATTTCCATCAACAGCCTCCGCAATAGCTGCATCATCATGTTCAAATTGTTTGTACAAAAGTTCACAAAGGCCATACATCCATTTTTCACTCAATGTTAATGTGTTGTATGGTTTACAGAGTTTTTTCAATTCTAGGTCTTCAAGACTTGCATACAGCACATCATTAATCAGAGGAGAAGCACATCCACCGAGCACTACTGGAATATTGTATTTGCTAGATAATTTGTCTGTTGCTCCATTAATAATGTCTAAAACAGTGGTTATTAAACTATTCCGTCGGCTCATTTTAAAGAAATCTCTGTTCCTAGTATCTCTATGCATCATCAAACATGTCATTGTCAATTCTGATGCTCCATTACGATAACCAGCTTTCACTCTACTAAATAATTCACGTGTTGTATCATTGTATGTGTTAATTAAATTTAATTTACAGATGGGTGTTGTTTCGCGTACTGTAGGTGTTATGACACTATCAGCATATCTGTAAGAAGAATTCATTTCTGTGATTAATTTAAGAACAACTGATTTTGGGCTGATTTTCATACAACCGGTACATGTTAATTTAATATCAAAATTGATCGCTAGCAGCTCACCTAATGATTGTATACCAGCCATACCCTCTTGTTCAAGCAATTTGTTCCTCGTTGTCTTTTTATGAACTAAGTGTTCTCTAACCATAGGGATCATAACAAACTCATTCCAACCGTTTGGTAATACTTGTAATCTGAATAAAGCCAATCTATCATCTGAACCTTGTTGATCTGAAATGTCACACAAATAACCTATGATTCCTAACAATTCAGTAGTCATCCATCTTCTAAAATGTGAATGACAAGTTGCATACCATGATGATGTTACATGAAGCATTCCTTGACCCATTTGATAAGGTTGTGGTCTTGCAATCATATTAGAATCTTTAAATGTTTTGTACAAATGTTTAATGTAGTTGGGTAAGTGATCAGGATTAAATAATGGTGCCAGCCATGATTGCCACATCTCTGTTGCTATTTCATCATCTTTCTGCGATATTTGATACAAGAAAATCATTGCTATCATGATAATTCCTATTCCAACAATACTCATTAATGGAGAAAACGACCAAACAAAGTTGCTGCCGCTATGCCCAGGACCCCATTTAGCATGATCAATGTTACCTGCTATTGCTGTTTGATTTATAGTTGTGCGTTCTACCACATCTCCTGAATAAGTTACAAATTCTGCACTATTTGTTGGGTTGAATTGATTAACCACATTATTGTGAATTAATTCATGTATATCTGTTTTGGCTTTTGGGTTTGTTGTTGCTTCTTCTACTGTATGACTCGCTAATGCATTACTCAATCTTTCGCAATAATCTGTTGCAATATCTGTGGCTCCGTCTTTGATCGGTAACTCTCTCGGCTTTTCTAGCTGTTGTTTTGCTGCAATACCATAATAAAATGTGCTAGTGTCATAAAACACCGACAATACTCTGTTTATTTTATGTTGGAAATCATCATTTGTTCCCATTGCTGCTATTATTATTGCACTGAATCCCAAACCCTTTTGCTGTCTAGTTGTTCTGACCATGTTCTTTGCATACATACGCCGAAGATGTCTAAATATCTGTTTCCTAGGTTTATCCTTTAGACTAGCCAGTGCACACAAAATTGTTGGTTCTTCAGATGAAGGTCCTCTATGGATTTTGGCCAACTTCAATAATAGTGTAAATCCTGTTATTGTGTCGGTTTTGTTTTCTTTGAATACATCCCCGATTGCATCCTGACTATTCAACATAACCATGAATGTTACTAATTCACCATCTGTTTTCAATTCAATACCTAAATTTGTTGCTAGTAAATCTTGTGAAATTTTGTATCCATTCCATAGCACATCATCTGACTCCCGTTTCTTTATCCAATTTTCCAAATCTGTATCATGCAGTTGATTTGAATCTATTCTGAACACAAGCTTTTCATAATCCGGAAACCAAAAAGCGAACAAAAACCGTATGCATCTAAATAATTCTAACTGTTCTTTTCTTGGAATCATTTGGTCAAATTGAGTTATGAAATCAATTGCTTTTTGTGACATATCTCCACTATGATTTGTTTCTTTGATAATGCGTTCTAATTCTTCCACTTTCCAATATTTTGTCCAAATTGTTTTGACATGATGCATGACCTTTGA